CACGGGTGCAGCAGTTTCTCGCACTCAAGGTACAGCCAGCGGTAGTGCCGGAGCCTCTGGATCTGCTCAATCTATTGCCCAAAGTTTTGGGTCCTCGAGTGCTACTACAACAGCAAGTGCTGGTTCCGCAGTAATATTGTCTACTGTAGGCCAATCTACTGGTCAAAGTGCTGCCTCTGGTGCTATAACCTCTGTTGCGCAGGCTTCTGGCACTGCAAGTAGTCAGAGTGGTGCAGATGGTGTTGCGCAGGGTGGCCAAACTAGCTCTGGTACTGCTAGTGGAACAGGCTTGGCTTCTGCAGTTGGGCAGTCAACAGGTGCAACTAGTGGTAATGCCTCGGGTGCTAGTAGTGGTTTGGGTGCTGGAAACAGTATTGTAGCCATCACAGGCAGCGCTTCTGGTGTTGGTAGCGCCTCTTCTACCAGCCAAAATATTGTTGCAGGTGCAGGTAATGCAGCAGCTTCCGGTGGGGCTAGTGGTTATATTAGGGCTACCTCAGCTGGAAATGGTGCTGCTACAGGACAAACAAGTGCTACTGCACAAGGTATTGGTATTGCGGCAGCGCTAGGCAACTCTTCGGGTGCTGCCACAGCCTCAGCTGTAGGCCAATCAACAGCTGTTGCAACTGGTACTTCCGTAGGGACTAGTAGCGCATCTGGCTCTTCAGGCTCCACTTCTGTTGCATCTTGCACAGGTACAGCAAATGGTACCTCAAGTGCAAATGCAACAATAACTCAGACAATAGCGAGCCAAGGTACAGCAACATCTGCATCCAGTGCTTCAGCACAGGGTATTGGTGTTACACAAATAACAGGCAGCTCAACGAGTACCAGCAGTGCCTCTAGTATTGGGCGTGGTTTGACTGCTTCTGTAGGTGTTGCGTCAGGCACCTCACAGGCAGCAGGCGGAGGGAAGTCATATGCAAGCGGTGTCGGTCTCAGTGCAGGTTTTGGGGTTGCTGTTGGTGGTATATCTGCGATATACGCAGTACGCGGTATGGCGTCAGGAATCTGCACAGCCAACGGAACAGGAAGAGCTGTCGTACCAGTGCCCATTCCAGTGGAACGGACTGTCTATTCCACAACGCGCAGTCGTTTAGTGTCGTCAATAGGACGTATACGCACAGTATTCAGCAAAAGAACGCCTAGGTAATAACTAGCACCAGCGCTTGGGGTAGTATATGTCATTGACATGGGATCCGATGTCTCCGTTCGAGACACTGTGGTATAAGTGGGATTTCTCTGCTGACTTGGATGGTGATACGCTGTCAAGTGTAGAACAACCTGTAGGCACTGATGTTACCGTACAGTCTTATGTCAATGATCCGACGTCAGTAAGTGTACAGTTAACAGCAGGCGTTGCCAATGCTGTGGCCACTGTGTTATTCAAGGTACACCTTACATCGGGGGATGAACTGTCTCAGACCGTTGAGATATTCATCGACCCGAATCGTTAATTGTACCCAGTGGCTCATAATAAGGGTGGCATATGGCAGATTGGGTTACGACTGTACTGGGAGCAGTTGGAGCAGTAGGCGGTGGTGCAGGTTTATGGAGCTTTCTAGGCAAGATGTCAGACCACAGGCAGTCTGAGATACTGCGTCTGCGAGATGACATTGAAGAGTTCCGCACTAACAACGACAAGTGCACAGAAGAGAATAAGAAGCTAGAGGCACGTGTACACCTACTAGAACAGGCTACTGATTCGCACATTGCAAGGTGGATCAAGAATAGCAAGCGCCAGATGATATGGGTGAACGAGCGGGCCTTTATAGGTATATTTGCACCCCTAGGTTTAGAGCGGGATGAAATCATAGGCAAAACCTTCACAGAGTTGTTGGATCCTGTAGCTGCACAAGAAGTCGATCTGCTGGATCAGGCGGCTCTTGCACATCCTGAGGTAGCCGCCTCCAACATTATTAAGCTGCATCCTCTGCTTCCTGTGATGGTGATTGTTAAGGTAGTTGGGGTGGGTATTGACGGTGGGCTTATCTATGAGGGCTTTGCCTACCGCACTAATGACTCCTTGGTTGCAGCCGGGATTGGTGCAATCAGACAGCAGAAGGCAATAAGTGCCTCACTAGAACACGCATTAGATATACCAACAGGTGGTGATAGTTAGGTGCAAGGCTAGGGTAATATGTTAACCAGTAGTATTCAGCAGATCAGAGCCGCAGAGTTGCTCAGCAACTATAGGCTTACACCTGCTACCCTCATGGCCAAGTTGGATGCACAATACATTGCGTCTAAGTGGGTCCTGTATCTCTCGTACAAGATTGCCCAGTGTGTCTCACGTGGGTATTGTGGACTGTTGATCTCTGCACCCCCACGCCATGGTAAGTCTAAACTCGCCACTATTGCAACGCCTCTGTGGGTATTGGAGAACTTCCCCCATCTATATACTGGTGTTGTCACCTACGGTGCAGATCTCTCTGAGGACTTTGCCCGTGAGATACGTGACTACATACAGTTGAATCCTTCCCTACTCAACGTACGCCTGCGTGATGATGCCACTCGGATTGCCAACTTCCTAACCACTAAGGGTGGTGGGTTAAGATCGGTAGGTCTTAAAGGTACCATCACTGGTCGTGGTTTTAATGTGCTGGTGATCGACGATTATATTAAGGAACCTAAGGAGGCTGAAAGTGCCACCTATCTTGAAGGTCTCTGGACTTGGTACCGCACTGTTGCACGTACTAGGCTTGAACCAGGTGCCGTCATCATCATTGTTGCTACCCGTTGGGTACGTAATGATCTCCACGGACGACTGATGAAGTTGCAGGAGGTGACTGGCCGCAATTTCTGGGAGTACGTTGAGCTTCCTGCCTTGGCTACAGATGACCCTAAAAAGCCTGATCCTTTGGGGAGAGAACCTGGGGATCCTCTATTTCCTGAACGATACACCAAACAAGACATCCTCGACATTAAGATGGAGGTGGGCTCAAGGTGGTTTGAGTCTATGTTCCAGCAGAACCCGATGGGCGATGAGGGAGCAGTAATTGACCCCAATGACATCAGGATTGTCGGTGCAACTACTACCTCTGAGCGGGGTAACCACCCACTCTGGAAAGATCGTGCACACGTTCTAGGCACCATCCGCAATGATCCCCAGAGGTTTATTATTGGCCGTTATTGGGATATGGCGTCAACCAAGGATGCTGGCGACTATACCTCAGGTGCACTTGGTATCTGGGATAAAGCCCGCAACGAGTTCGGTATCTGGCATGTTGCTAGAGGTCAGTGGTCGCCTGCAAAGGTCGAAGCCGAGTTTGCCAAGATAGCCAATACCGACCAAATCTTCCCTAACCTATTGATGGGTATGGAAGAAGAACCCGGCTCATCAGGTAAATATTCAGTGCGACATTTCCAGGGCATACTCAACCAAGCCAACATAAGTATAGCGCTTAAACCCAAGAGGGCAGACTCGTCTAAGATGCTTAATGCCCAACCATTTTTGGCCCACATTGAGGCTGAAAAGGTGTGGATGTTGGAAGATACCTGGAATGCAGACTTCATTGAGGAATTAAGTACCTTCCCAGAGGGTATCCATGATGACCAAGTAGATGCTGTGTCAGGTGTCTACAAGCTGGTGAGAGGCCTTATTGGAATGTCACCGGTTTGGGGTCATCGTAACCCCGGACTTATTACACAGAAAAGCCCCGAACTAATCACCTCGGGATCCTCTCTTACATGGGGTAGCAGAAAATGAGCAGTGCAACCAATAACCAACCTCTCCAGGATCCGCCTGGTTTCGACTCCTCCAAAGTTGTTCCCTTGCGGGGACTAGCAGGCATCCGCACACTCTATACCATGATGACGCGTCTTGGTATGGGACGTCTTATGGGTGGACTACCCGGACGTCGTGACTATGATACCGTATTTGGCTGGGATACCATCCTGAATATGCAGCGTATGCGCTGGATGTACAATCGTGGTGGTATTGCCTCACGCGTTGTTGATGCATATCCGGACGCTATTTGGGGTCGTCCTCCCCGTCTCTGGTCGGATACTAACACAGACTGGGAAGCCCAGTTTGCCTCGTGGGCTAAAGCCCAAAATTTGTGGTCAGTTTTGAATAGGGCAGATAAACTGGCTGGGCTGGGCGAATATGCTATTATGCTGATTGGGGCTCCTGGTGATCCTCAAACCCCTCTTACACGAGCAAGCAAGGTATTGTACCTACAGCCTTATGGCCAGGAATATGCACAAATTGCGCAATATGATGCCAATCCGCAATCTCCAACGTTTGGACGCCCTCTATACTACAGGATTTATCCTGAGGGTGCGGGTGTAACAGGGCGTGATGGCACTGGTACGTCCAATACAGGCCCTGTTCGTCAGTCATTCCTATTGCATTCTTCACGCGTTTTGCACATTGCACAGGGAAATCTGGAGGATGAAGTCTTCGGTCGTCCTAGACTCGCACCTGTTTGGAACTACCTTTGCGACCTAATTAAGGTTGTTGGGTCTTCCTCCGAGAGCTATTGGATCATGGCTAACCGCGGTATGCAGGTAGACGTCGACAAGGATATGTCGTTTACTGCGGATGATCAGGCAGCTTTAGAGCAAGAAGTGGATGAATATTTCGAGGGCTTTAGGCGCTTTATGCGCACTAAAGGCGTCAAGATGAATGCAATGACAGGTCAAGTTGCTGATCCATCGGCGCCATTTGACGTCCTAGTTACCTTAATTGCGGGTACCAGTAAGATCCCACAGCGAATCCTTACGGGTTCGGAAGTTGGGTCGTTAGCCTCTACGCAAGATAAGGGTAACTGGGCAGAACGTGTTGAGGAAGAGCGTACTAACCAGACCGAACCTAAGGTTCTGCTGCCTCTCCTTAACAAGTTGGTGGCTCTTAAGGCCATCCCAGATCCTGGTGCTGCATTGAATATTCTATGGCCAGATGCTTATAGGATGAATCCCCTCGAAAGGGGGCAGACAGCGGCACAAACTGCGCGTACGGCAGCTAACCTCTACAAGTCAATGGGCCAGGTTATTATCAAACCCCAACAGCAGTCCATTGGACCCAATGGCGAGCAGATTACTCAACCTGCAATATTTGGCGACCCATTGCTAACACAGCAGGAAGCTCGTGCTATTATTGGCCTCTCTACCGATAATAGGATCTTGGCCCTTGACCCGCAAATCTAGACGTTCCTCGTACAGAGGTGCCACAACAACACACAGCTGCGTTTTGCCCCGATGAAGGCAAATTTGGACCAAAAGATTCCTTTCGACCAAAATTGATGTTCCATTTAAGTCCCTCTTGACTACCAATTTATGCCACTATATAATAGTCGCACAAGGGTGAGCAACGCACACTACATGAGTAAGAGTACCAAATCAACTCTTCGTGTGCAAAAGGCCAGCTTTAACTCTGGCCAGATAAGGCTCGAGACCTGGGGTGGTCGTGAATATACAGTAGCCCCTGTCGTAGCACTGAAACAAATGGTGCTCCAGGGTGCTAATGCAGACTATCCAGAGTTCGCACCTTTTGATGAGTTCGCCAAATTCGGCGCTATTGGCTGGAATATGCGGCCATTAGTACTCGGTCATCCAATGGTCAGCGGGGATTTTGTCTCGGCTAATTCTCCCGAGATCTTGGACGACTGGGCAATGGGATTCATCAACAATTCCGTCGGTGAAGATAACAGTCTGAAAACCGAAGCCTGGATCGACAACGAGTTGGTAGCTGCCAAAGGTGGTGCATTCCAACAGGCTCTGGACAATATTGTCTCCGGTGACGTAACCGTTGAGGTGTCCACAGGTCTTTACACAGAAGTGTTGGATGAAGAGGGGGAATATGAAGGAGATACCTATCGTGGTATGTGGACAAACGTTGTTCCCGACCACCTAGCTATCCTCGAGTCTGGTGTTATTGGGGCCTGTTCTGTGGAGGCAGGTTGTGGTATTCCACGCTTGAACATGGCACGCCCTCAGAACTTAGGTACTGCACCCCTAGCATTCTCCGGCACGAGAGGGTCCTCCGGTGCTGGTACCCAGACCTCTACTCAGTCTCAACCCCAAA